TCTATGTCGGTGCAGAAATGGAACGCGATGTACCAACAACGGCCCACGGCCGATGAGGGTGCAATCTTGAAGCGTGAGTGGTGGCGCGTGTGGGATAAAGACTACATGCCTCACATGGAATATATAATCCAGTCCTATGATACGGCGTACTCGAAAAAGAGACGGCGGATTTCTCTGTCATCACGACGTGGGCGGTGTTCTTCCCCACGGAGGACGCCGGACCTAATCTGTTGCTTGTTGACATGCGTAAAGGCCGGTGGGACTTCCCTGACCTCAAGCGTAAGGCGAAAGAGCAGTATGACTACTGGCAGCCGGATAATGTCTTAATCGAGGCCAAGGCGACGGGGACCACGCTTCAGCAGGAACTGCGTAGGATGGGTATTCCTGTTACTATGTATTCACCAGGAGGGCGGCGCGCAGGCCAAGACAAAGTCTCACGAGCAAACTCTGTCGCACCGATTTTTGAGTCCGGCATGGTCTGGGCACCTGAGACGGATTGGGCGGATGAAGTCATCGAGCAGTGTGCCGCGTTTCCTAACGGTGACAACGACGACATAGTGGATAGTACGACGCAGGCGCTGATGCGTTTCCGTGCCGGTAATTTCATCTCTCTGCACACGGACGAGGAGGAGGATCCTTCGGAAAATGAAGGACTTGTCCCTGAGTATTATTAAGCCTAGAATGCGAAATAACTAACCTTATCTGTAGGGCTTCACCCATGCCTAATTATTCTGCTAGAGACATGCTCCTTAGAATGGCCGAGGGCGGTTCAGTTGCTTCTGCTAACCAAAGCGTGTTGGATTTTATCAACAACAACCCTGACGCCTCGGTAGAGGCCATTGCCACTCAGATCAATAGCAGCGGTGCAGACCTTTACTCTTTAGCGGACACGTTAAATATTGATCGATCAATAGCGCAAGAAGCCTACGATGAGGCGAATGCTCTTAATCAAACTTATTTGGATGCTGAGACAAGGGTTATGGGCGAGATCAACGCCAACCCTGCAGCGTTTAATGCGGCAGACGCCTACAAAGAAATTTTAATAGCAGACGCAGCGAGCGAGAGGGGCGTTAATGTCCAAGGCGCGTTGGACGCGGGTGGTAGCACAAAGACACCATTGATAGGATATTTACCACACCCGCCGGATCACCGGCGTATACCGGCCCTGCGCCCACGGCCACTATGTCTGCCGGTGTTCAAGACTATTACAACACGGTCATGGCGGATGGTGAAGTTGACGCGGCAGAGCGCCTTGCCATGCAGAAGATCGCCACGGATCAAGGCCTGTCCTATAATGACATACTAGCGGCGGGTGTTGACCCGAATATTCTTTACAACACACCGGCTGCTGCGGCAGCCCCAACTACTAAAGTTTGTCCGATAGGCACTTTAAAAGCGGGTCAGACGATAGGTATTAACGATGATTGCGGGGTACTTCCTGCGCTGCCTACTGGCTTAACCGACGCCGAGGGCGGTCCCGTCACTTACGGCAAGGGCGCCACTGCAGCCGACCTCTTGGCCGCTGAGCAGCGTATCCTTGGTGAGATAGCCGCGAGCCCTGACACATGGGACGTGGCCACTGCTTACAATGCCATTTTAGAATCCGGCGTTACGATAGAAGACGCACTAGCCGCAGGCGTGCAGCAGAGCACTATCGACGCGATCTTCACCTCTGGCGCCCCCCTTCCTGTTACTTCGTTCTCCACCCCCTCCACTGTAAGCTCGGCGTTTGAAAGTGCGCCGTATGCCGGTCAGTCAATGGAGCAGATTAGAACGGGCGCTCAGAACTACGTTTCTGGACTCATGGCCGACGGCCTGACTGACGCCGAACGACGTGAAGCGCAGACTGTTGCCACGCAGCAGGGCGCCACCTTCCAAGACATGTTAGCGGCGGGCGTTGATCCAAGCATCTTGTTCAACGTGCCTGCTGCAAAGGAGCCGGACCCTGTTGCCCCAGTCCCTACTCCGTTCCCTCAAACGCAGCCCGAGTACGTCCCGCCCACGGTCTATCAGCCTATTGCACCGCAGCCTGATATTTATGCGCCGGGCGAGGAAGCACTCGACCGTGAGTTCAGGGACAGCCCACCACGGACCGAGGTCCTTGATCAGTATGGCAACCTCGCCGGTTTTGACTACACGCCTGCTGCTAAGTTTCTCTCGGCCACCGGATCAGGGTTTAGTTGGACCCCTCCTTCTGTCACTAGCCGTCCGCGTTCGCTCATGGATACCAATACGCTTAATCGTTACACCCAAGGCCGCTCGGCGCAGGACCTGCGTCAACTTACCGGCGCCAACTACGACCAGTACAGCGGACTTCTGAACAACACCGGCAGTTACGGGGGCGGACTGTCTCGCTCACAGCTCTATGCGTTGACCCGTCAGCAGGACTCGCAGCGAGCAAGAGAAGAGCAAGACGCGGGCCAAGGTGCTACAACACGAACAGGCACGATACAGGACTACATAGCGGCCAACCCTGACGTGAGAGAAAGCTATCTATCTCAGCGAGACACGCTAGACCCCAACCTTACGCTTGAAGGGTTCGCCAACGCTCACTACAACAGAGATGGCCTTGCCGAAATGGCCGCAGGCACGCGAACGCCGTTTACGTTGGCTCAAGCCCAAGGGGGTGGCCAGTCTTACACCTCACCGGCCATAGCCGGTTTCGGCGAGGGCGACGAAGAGAGTCGCCAGTCTAACTTTACTACTCGAGGCTACGACAATGAGCTACTAGCTAGAGACCTCGGACCGGCAGGGGGCGCAATCATACGACCAGTATTCGCAGAAGGTGGCCTTGTAAAAAAGCCTAGAGGGTTCGCGGACGGCGGTCCTGCGGACTCGATGACGGCTGACGAGCTGACTGCTCAGTTGATGGCGATGGACACCCAAGAGGCTCCGGCCCCTGTCCAAGAACCACGGCCCACGGATCAAGTGCAGACTGAAAGCCAAAGCATGCTCGACAACCTTAATCGTGCAATGTCTCAGGTTACGCAGCCCGTTGTTGCAGCCGCGACGGACATGACCGTGGGCCTTGGTGACTTAGCCCAGATGGGTACAAAGGCCGTCGCGAACAAAATGGGCATAGAGACTAAGCCGTTTATTCCTGTGGGTGAAAACATCAAGGCAAGCGTTGGCGCGGATGACGTAAGCCCGTTAAACCCTATCTACATGGCTACTCAAATACTCCCTTTTGCAAGACTACAGAAAGCTCTTGCGGCGGGTCCCGCAGCCTACAGAGAGGCAATGGCGTACCTTGCCGGAGAAGGCGGCGCGCAGGTAGCTGCCACACAGTTCCCTGATTCGTTAGCCGCGCAGCTTGCGGGGGCGGTAACTGGCGACATGTCGGCTAGGGGTATTTTAGATACGCTAGACGGCCGTAACGTGCGCCGAATAACGGGCGACGAGCCCCCTATTGACGACGGACCTCTCCCAGAGGGCGAGCCGGAGGGCACGGTTCTAGGAATCTCGGATCAAAGCGAATCAGGCAAGATGTTGGACGACGTGGATGCTATCCCTCTTCCACTTGAGAACTTAGACAAATTAGAGGGAGAACTACTCCCTGCAGGGGACGTTGTTCAAACAGACTCTCGTAAACTGTTAGATAATCTGACGGCAACGGTCACAGTACCGCCTGTGGAAATAATCCCTGACGCCAAGGGCCACGCACTTCCGCCTATCCTTCTCACAGCAGGCACCGGCGAAAAAGCAGTCATGCCGGTTGTTCAAAGTTTCACTCCACAGAACAAAGACGTAGTTCTCGGAAAAATAGACGCAGTGGTGCGAACCAATCCTAATGCGTTAGCTTCTGCAAATAACTGGCTAACCGCAGAAGCACAGGCTTTTGGTGGGGACTATCTGCCTGCACCCCCTTCTCAGGCTATTAGCTATAACCAGACTCCTTCAGCGTTAGCGGCCAAACTAGATAAGCTGACACCACAGCTAAAAGCGACGGTGGACGAGGGCTTTAGGTACGTTAACGAGATAAAGAATTTATACAACTCTAGAGTCGCTACTCCTGATCTCACCGGCCGCATGTTCCTTTGGGGCATTTTGTCCCGTGGTGCGGGTCCCGCGCAGCAAGAAGCGGCGTTCCTTGATCTTGTGTCAAAGGCCGAGCCCTACATTGCTAAGTCGGTTAATGGTGAATTTACGGATGCAGACCTTGTTTCTTGGAAGCAAATGGTTTCAAAAAGGTTGCCAAAGGGTTCTCCTGCCAAGCAGGTAACGATGAACGCTAATGCGGCAGGAACTTTGCTCAAGGCATTGAGTGCAAAGTCGCCCAGTGGTCAATCAGTACTAAAAACTTTGCACAACGACTTAGCTGACCCTAGAGTATCCGGCCCACAATTCCGTCGTAAATTCTTTGAGCTGACGAATAAGCCGGGCATTGATAACAAGGTTGTGTCGTTTATTGGACTGGTTTCAGGTAAAGATGACCTGCTGGTTATGGATCGCATTCAATCTAGGCATTTGTGGGATGATGGGCGCTATGAAGGTAAAAACATCTATGATGGCATCGGCAGTAACAAAGGCGGACTAAGCAAAATTTTAGGTGGACCACGGGGGTTGATGGTCACCGAAATGTTAGAAAATGGCCTTAGGGACTCAGCCAAAAAAGCCTATGAGATGATAGGTCGTCCACAAGATGGTAGCCTTGGTCGTATGCACTGGGAAACGTGGTTGATTGAAGGAAACCAAGGCGTATCGCACAGTACTTTGCAATCAGTTAGAAGCGGATCACCTATTGGGTTTGGTGTTACGGAAGGAAAGCCCGGCACTTTCTCTTCTGGCATGACTTATCGACAAGCAATCAACGGCCCAGTAGTTGAATACCCTCTTTCTGATGGAAATGTAGTAAGAATGACCCCAGAAAGACAAAAAGAGTTTGAGTCCTTTATTAAAAAACCAAAAAACGGTATAGTACCTAAAGGGTTTAAAGTAAAACAAGCCGTTACTTGGTATGAAAGACCAGAAGTCAACAGAGGGAAATTAGACGATGCCGCAAGACAATTCGAAAACGCTAACCCCGACGGCAGCCTTAGATCAGGCGATGTTAGGGCTTACACGGGTGGGGACACCCTTTCTGAACGAAGACGACAGTTCCTCCGCTCCTTCCGAGCCGATCAAAACCGAACAACAGCCGCAACAAGAGTGGTTCAGGGAGTCGATAATGGAGGACGTGCTCAAGAAGCATCCGGACCTTACCAGAGAGGAGCTGTCGAGGGATATGGAGGAGATGGGCTTTTAAGTTTCTCTCCAGACAGTAGTGCCCTGACCCAATACCAAAGCGCAGGCCTTAACCTACCGGTTATTCGACAAGTAGAGGCAGCGGCTAATGCCCCTGCCTATAACGTAGAAATGACCAATGCTATGGCAGGGAATAGGCTTGGTGCTCAGGTAGAGATAAAGAGCGCAGAAGACCTTTCTGGCTACAACCTCTTCCGAACTGAAGCAGGCAGTGGCTTTGCCATTAAACCGGACGGTGACATAGTCGCTGTATTCGCATCACCCAATGAGCCTAAGGGCGGAAGTTTTGCGATGCTGCAAGCTGCAGCACAAGCAGGCGGCACTAAGCTAGACGCTTTTGACACATTCTTGCCAGAAATTTATGAGCCCGCCGGATTCCGTCCGGTAGCACGCTTGCTCTGGAACGATGAATTTGCACCGCCTAACTGGGACAAGGAAGCGTTTGCTAAATACAGTAAGGGCGAGCCGGATGTAGTATTCTTTGTCCATGATCCTGAATACTTTGGCGGCGCTAAGGATGTTCCTGTAGTTACGGACTACGACGACGCTGTAAGGTTACAGGATGAGGCGCTAGGTATTTCAAATGCTTCCGTTGCACAACCTGCTCAATCTTCCCCTGAGCCAACTAAAAAAGCGAGTGGCGGATCAGTAGAGCGCGTGTACAATGACAACCGCACATACAAATAGGACAAAGTCATGCCTGTAGATAAAGTCGTTAATCTGGCCCCAGTAACTGACATCATTGAACTGATGGGCGAAGAAGAGCCGGATATTGAAATCATACTTGAGGATGACGGTAGCGCGGTCATTGAAGTTAACGAGGAAGACGACGTTGAGTTCTACAGCAACCTAGCCGAAGTAGTTGATGAGGATGAGCTAGGTTCTATTTCATCTGACCTACTGGCTTTATTCGACGCAGACAAGGCCTCACGGCAGGACTGGGAGCAGATGTATTCCAAGGGAATGGATTTGCTAGGCCTGAAGATAGAGGACCGTACACGCCCGTTCCGTGGCGCTGCAGGCGCTGTCCACCCCATGCTTACAGAAGCCGTTGTCCAGTTTCAAGCGCAAGCGTTTAAAGAGCTTATGCCCGCAGGCGGCCCTGTCCGTACTGAGACGTTAGGCAAAGAAACTATCGACAAGGTCCAACAGGCTTCGCGCGTGCAGGACTTTATGAATTACCAAATCACGTCGGTGATGAAAGAATACACGCCGGAGTTTGATCAGTTATTGTTTTACGTCGGATACGGCGGCTCTGCATTTAAAAAGGTTTATTATGATGAACAACTGGGTCGTATGGTTAGTCGTTTGGTTCTTCCTGACGACCTCTATATTCCTTACAACGGGTCGAGTGTCATCTCTCAGTGCCCAAGAATTACCCAACGTATTGCAATGGATTCAAATGAGTTCAGAAAGCGTGTTGTTGCCGGTGAATACCTTGATGTAGTGCTCGACCCAGAGCAAAGCCCCGTTAGCGGCAACCAAATTAGGTATGCAGTCGACAAACTTACGGGCCTGACTCAAAGCGGAGAGCCCGAAGAAATCTTCTTGCTCGAGTTCCAAGTCAATTTGGACCTCATGGGCTTTGAAGATGTCAATGAAAAGAACAACGAGACCGAAATCAAGCTGCCTTACGTCGTTACTATTGACGAAAACAGCGGTCAGGTGGTCGGAATACGCAGAAATTGGTTAGAAGATGACGAATTAAAGCGTCGTCGTGAGTATTTTGTGCATTATGTGCTGATTGAAGGCCCCGGCGCTTACGGTTTGGGCTTTGTTCACC